ACGAGGACGAGGACGAGGACGAAGAGGACGTATGAACTGGAAAGATAAAAGACTAAAAGAACTTCAAGACATGGTGGATAATGGTTGCCACCCTGAGTTACTGATAGATGAATATAACGATATTCAAACCACAGGCGCAGACAGTTGGGAACAGTTTCTTGAACAACAAGAAGAACGAAAACTCAAATATCAACCACAATTTATAAGGAGTGTAAAATGAACAACGAACTACAAGAACAATTAACTATGATAACTGATCTACATAGATCAGCTTCAAGCTCAAGCAGAATATTTGTTATGAAACAAGTTATAGCTGACTTGAAACAGATTATAGATAAATCTGTACAATCTGAAAATGATAAGTATCAAGGCGAAAGTATGATGAAAGCTATGACAAAGGTTGCAAACCTCATGATTAGATATCAAAAAGAATTAAACGAAGAAGAACAAGCGAACAAGCAAAAGGTGTAATATGACAATTAAAAAAGAAATATCAGAAAAAATAAATAAAAAAATTAGTATTGATTGGGTTGCCAATAATAATGGAACTGACTTTTTTCAAAAAGTCGGTCTATGTGAGCATATTTTTTATAACAGAAATAAAGAAGAAATTTGGGAAATAATAAATAATCAAGGCGGGTTAATAGATTTTTTAAAACATGACAATGATACGCAATATATTGACGATCATGATAGTTTTAAATCTGTTTTAAGTTGGTTATCTGTTGAGTATGTTGCTCAAAAAATAAGAGACAAACAAAAGGGGATTAATGAGAACATACAAATTCACAGGTAGTAAAGAGTTCGAAGTACAAGCGAGAAGTTTAAAGAAAGCTCTCCGTTCTGCCGAAACACAAGCGACAGGCGACAAGCGAATCACAGGCGAGTGGACGAACAAGCGAGGCAACGAAGTTGTCAAAGAGTTTGACTTACCCATCAGGCGAAGAAAGAAGAAGTAGTTAGTAGTCTTTGATATATCCCGGAGGCATTATAATTAACTCCTCCTTGTTTGGTTTTAGAACCACACGGATAGAAGAATCGCCAGGCTTATTGCTTTCGTGAACTTCAATACGTTTAATCTCTTCAAGATAACCTTTCTCTGTCATAATATATATTCTAGCATTACTGACAGCATTACCACGTTGACCTTTCGGCCCTTGTGTAAATTTATCTAAATACTCTTGTAAATGTTTAACGTACACTAAACATCACCCTTATTTCTAAACTCACTCAACATGCTCTCACCTTTTTTATGTAAATCCTCCCTTTCTTTCTTAAGCTGATTGTACATATACTCAAAATGCTCACATTTCTTTTTCATAAATAATAATTCTTTTCTCAAGTCAGCATTTAAATTTTGATGAGATAAACTTATTCTCATCAGTTCTTCTATTCTCTTTTCTAAATCACTACTTCCTCTGTCGTCAGGCATAGGCACATCTGCGTTTCTATACTCTTCTTCCATAGTCATAGGCTTAGACTCATTTTTTAGTTTTTCCATTTGTTTATCAAACTCCTCTATATCTTTATTGCTCATCATACTTGACATTATAGGAGTGTTACCTTAAATTGTCAATATGGGAGTACCAAAAAGATTAACTGAAATGCAAAAAAGGTTCGCAGAATACATAGTATTTGGTGGGCCTGACGGGCCAGTATCTCAAACGGAAGCGGCAAAACTTGCAGGCTACAGCGAGAAGAGAGCTCGGTCAGAGGGGTCAGAGTTATTGAATCCAAGACTATCACCACTTGTAGTTCAGTATGTAGATAAATTAAAACAAGAAAGACTTAAAAAATTTGAGGTTAACTACGAAAACCATGTAGCTGAATTATCAAGAATAAAAGAAGCAGCTTTGAAAAAGGGAAGCTTCTCATCAGCAGTGAATGCAGAAACAAACAGAGGTAAGGCCGCAGGCTTATATATAGATAGAAAAATTATTAAGACGGGTAAGTTAGACGATATGTCGTTAGAGGAATTAGAAGCTCGAATGAAAAAGATAGAAGATGATTACTCACAGATTATAGATGTCACCCCCGACCCAAAAAAGATCGAGGGTGGTAAAAAAGATTAATTGTTATCTTCGTCTTCAAGATCCTCATCTTCGTCCATTTCTGGCTCATCTTGAACTTCCAAGACATCTTTGATGTTAGCAATATCGTTCTCTAACTTCTCAATTTTATCTTCTAGCTCTTCGATTTTATTTTTATGATCGTCCATAGTTTTCTCCTCCTCTTTGTGGCCCCACATATATTTGCTGTTAACTATCCAATCAATCATTTAGTTTAATATTTTTTCCATAGAAATAATGCAACCTATTGGAAATATATTACGGTCACTGAATACTTCTTCTTGTTCATCGTAAGAACTGAACGTCCACAAGAACTTCTTGGTTTTCCTATAAACATAAGCTTGCGTCACCATCTTAGCGCATTCAAACTTATCAAACTCTTCTGGCGTAGCGTGCCCCGCGTCCCCGGTGATATCGAGCCACTTAATAGAATAGAAGTAATACTTCTTCTTTCCAATGTTGGCGTGTTTATATCTCTTCTTACGTTTTCTCATATATAAGCAGTTGTAGAACCAAATTAACTTTCTTACAATGGCAAAAATAAACTCATGGAACGTGGAACTTTTTAGTGATTTGGTCTAAAAAGTCCTTATATATAGCCAGTTATTTAAGTTCCATGAGGTCCAAAAACCATGGAACTTGCATGGAACTTTTTGCCTAATTTATGCCATATTTTCGCTTCAATATCGCCATCTTTGACTCTGCTGCCTCAATTTTGCCCAAAAGCTTGTCAATTTCCCCAGTTATATCGATATGTTCTGGGATAATTCTAGCCGTGGTCAGTAAAATTTGAATCTTGACATCAGCGTCAGCAATTTCTGCTTCATATTTTTGAAGCATTGCTTTGTAGATTATTTCACGCGCCATAGTATGCTTGCTCCTTTTCATCGTTAATAATATCGTGGTATTGATCGAGTCTTCTTAAAAAATCATGTTTTGCTCTACGTAAATTAGCCCCGTCAATCTTGAATTCTTGGTAATATAGGTCAGGAGTGCATACCATAATAACACATTGTTGGATCTTAGAACCGTGCACCTGATCATGAGCCATGGCATATGCTCCGGCCTGCAATTTATAATCTCCAATCCATTCCTCTTTCTTAGGTCTGTTAGATTGTTTAAAGTCAATTACAGTTTCTTTGCCGTTGTGGATACCTACTAAGTCCGTAGAGCCTGCGTAGAGGCCTGGATAGTACAACGTGACCTCTGAGCCGAAATATTCTGAAACGGGCGCTAGACCCACCTCTATGACCTTCTCAGCCATACGTTTTGTCTCTTGTCCTAAGTCAGTTAGATCCTCATAACCTTTACCTAATACATAGTTCTCTAGGTACTTGTGCATAGCTGTACCCCGAGTTGCTGATTGGTTCTTGATTCGTTCAGCTTCTTTTCTTCCTTTTCGCTTTATCCAATCCTTTAGAAATTGATCGTCCTTAGTTTTGCCAAGGATCGTGGTCACTGATGGGAGTCTCTCTCCTGCAACATCATAGTTCCGTGTTCCATGGTCCGTGAATCTTGTGCCACCTATGTAGCTATATTTATCGCTTTTCTTTATCATTTTTTCTTTCGATGACGGCCCATGTACCAATCTCCAGGCTCATAGTCCCATCGCTTACCGTGATGTCCGCGTATATCCGCGTACCACATTCTAAGTCTTACTATTATCTTTTTTATAATCATCTAGTTTTATATTATTTATCTTAGCCGAATCATGTATATTACCCGAGACACTAATCCTAGTACAATCAGATTTAAAAGGATTAACCCAGTGTTTTAACCACGCTGGGAATATAAACATATCTCGCTCCTTTGGAAAATGAGACATGTATGTAATAGCATCTCTCGTACCATCTCCGTAGAAAAACTGTATACCACCAGGACCACCGGACTTACCGACATAAGCTTCGTTCTCTTTCTTCAGTTCATCTGGAATCTGTAAATAGATCACAAAGGATATCGCACCATCGTGATCGTGTGGTGGATTAAACTCGTGCTGCTTCTGGTAATTAATCCAAAGCGCAGACATAATATACTCTGGCTTTTGTTTAAACTTCTCTCGTTTATAATATTCTTGGGCTTGATCGTATAGACCAAAACACTTAGACAAATGTGGCAGAATCTTGTCCTTAGATTGATCCGTGTACCCTGTTTCATTCTCTATGATCCCTGCTAGCTTATCCTTGTAATCAAAGCCAGTCTTGGCCTCGCTTAATAGTAGTTCTTTTAATTCATTCGTAATAGTACACTTCATAAGACAAGGACCCCAGTTATAGATATTTACATTAGTGTCTTGTTCTTCCATACCCTGTTCCTTTCTTTCTGTTCGCCCATCGCTTATTCCAGCCATAGACGTTCATTTTACTTCCCCAATGCTCAAAGAATTTATAATAGATGTCTTTGGTCTTCTTCCAAAACCATAGTATATCGTCTATTGCATCAGGTATTGTTTTC